GGGAATGAAAGAACTGATCCCATCAACTGTCCAGTTTTCTGAATACAGTTTGGGAGTTTTGAACCATCTTTAGACTTAGGGAATATAAATTCCTGAGGTCCAAGGACTGCGGTCATAACTGTTCTTTCACGATCATCAAGATTAGACCAATTCATGAGTCTATCAAGAGTCGCCATAGAATAATGCATATTGAGGCCATTCGTCGCATTGGCATAGTCTCCTGAGTTAATCTTGTCTCCAATCTTTGGAAACCAAGAACCCATACGGTAGAGATTTTGCAAGTCACACACATCTAGTGGCTTGTTTGTTGGCGAAAATTGTGGAAACGATTTCATCCCCTTCCAAAGTACCTTTTGATAGGACCTTGCAAGTGAATAAAAAAGTTCATCTCCCTTTGAAATGATCCTACATTTAAGAGGCTCACTCAATGGTACAACTTTAATTTGCAACATTTTGTTTTTGTCTGGTAACACTAGGTGTCCATTCTCATCAACAGAACCTACTCGATTGCGAAACATTGGAACGTTTATGGAATTGCAATAATCCAGAAGTGTCTCATAATTGAGACCACCACAGCCATATACCGGAATTTCTTCGGCATAGGTTTTAACTACCTGAACAAGATCACAATGACCTTCCGCTAATGAGACTCTATGAATGTAGTCTTGAGCAGAATAATCAATGAGATCATCCCGGTTAGTTCGGTGAAAATCTCGGACAAATTCACGAGATCCTCCTGTCTTCCTATTGCAGTGGGTACCAGCTGATCCACTTCCCTCCTTCAACTTCCTTTTATATTCAGGAAGCTTGGCGCCAAACTCATCAATCCTATCCCGCAGATCATCAAGATCTGCCTCTGGGACTGGTGGACTAGGGGTAGTCATATCTTTTCTAAAATTCAAGAGTGTTTGTTTAATGAACTCATCTCCGATATCTGCACAAGCTCTTTTAACTGCTTGTAGAATCGAGAAGAAGAATTTTGCAACTCTATTGTTTTTCGAAAAGAGGGAAATCGTTTTTATAGATTTCCTCTGATAACCCATCCAAATCCACTTTGGACCAAAACCATCTGGTACCTTCGGAGTTTCATTCTTAAGAAACTTCGCCATCGGATAAACCACAGCAAACTTCGCATATTTGACAAAGTTTGTTTCATCCCACGAGAGAACCCTCTCGACCATCGC